CCCGCCCTCATCAGAAGCCACACGGTTGTTCTGCTCCCGTACCGATACCCGATGGACCTCGACCATAATAGGCGTGTCCGCCTCATGTGCCTCATCCGGTTGCCACCGCACCTTGTATTGAAAATCTGTGCTTAGTAATACGTCCATTCAGCCTCCTATGCTGTATACGTCAACGTGCCGTTGCCCATGAAGTTACCCGTCAACTGGTCAACTGCCCCAACTGCCTTGGTAATCCCTGCAGTAGTCAACTTGGCACTCCCTATCCATGAGTGTCCCGCAGCACTTCCGTAAATCGCTACCGTAGTAAAAGCCGAATCTCCTGTGGTAGCCATTGCCGTCAGTATCGCCGCCTGCGCCGTATTCGCCGGGTCGTAATTGAGTGTAAAATCAAAAGCCCAACTCTTGCCTATCTCGGTAGCACTATTCCACAGTTGCCCCACCGGGGTGGTATCAACAATGTTCCGGTCAACCGTAAGGTTTCCAGTAACATATTCACCAACCGTGTTGCCCTCTACCGCTAATTTACCTACTTTACCTGTAAGCATCTCTATCCTCCGTCATCTCTATCGTAAACATACGTTAAGTCAAATGTCTGGTCCCATATCGAATAGTTCTTTATGGAATTATCGTCTGTCTCAACACCAGTCGGTTCAATATCTGTAAGCAACGCCAATAACGTTGCATCATTCATTATCGCTTTCTCTACATCCTGCATCAGATTCAACCGCTTCGTTCTTGTCCTGTTCTTCGAGTCATACACTACACAGGCTACCGTCAGTTCAAGTATCCCCTGCTGTCCGTAGCTTGCCCCTATAGGCATTGCAATTGTCTCTCTTTCTTCGTCAGTATCCATCGGTTGCAGATATGGTATAAACTTTAGCGGAATCTCAACATAGCTCCGCGCCGTTTCATCTACCTTTTTTACCTGGGTATTGTAGCCATTCGCTAAGGTGATAGTCTTGAGTAGAGCTAATACCCTATCCATGATCTGCTTACGCCCGCTGTCGGCCATATGCCCCCACTATCCACCGATGAATCGTAGCGATGATATGCTTCCGGTTCCGCTCCACCGTAGGCCACAAGTATGGACGCGCTGGCATCTTCACCTTCTTTAGTTGGAAGAACTTACCACCCGCCGTAAACGCTAAATACGGGGCATTCCTTGGCTCGATAGTCCCACCCTTCTCATGTATCCTTGCGTAGATCACATTGGATCCTAGGTAAGCCCTAATCTTTCTTGCCCGCCGTATCACCTCACCGTGTATGCTCCGGGCCAGCCGTGCCGTCTGCCGCGCAAGCGTAGCATTCCGCGTGCTACCTTTACCCCAACTCATCTTAGGTCCGCTCAGGTGTGTTTTTTGCACATCACCCACAAGGTAAACCATCTCTTCTTTCAACGCCTTCTCGACCGTCTTAGGATGCCTACGTACCCATTTCTTAACCTTAGCTTGCCACTGCTTCATGGTGAGGGTCATACAATAGCCCCCCACCGTCGATACTTGTGTATCATCGATTCGATGTGCTTATTGGGATCTCGGCTAATCGTGATATTTGACTCTCTCCTGTCCTGGCTTTGCACTACGTACCCGTCAAGTTTGTTCATTCCGTACGCTTGCGCTATCCACAGAAAAACCGCCCGCTCCAAATCAGTAGGTATAGTCGAAAAGCCCCCGGTGTACGTAACCTTAATAGACCGCCTGTCCCAACCGAATATATACCCGGTCAAATCCAGCTTGCCTATGTTGTCTTCCGTCCACACTTCGTAATAGTCGCTATTGACTTCAGTGGCCGCAGCCCACGCTCTCGGTATTGAAAAATCCTCATACAGAGTCACACCACTAACCGGTGGGTGGTTCAAATAAAGCTCGTCTTGCCCCCGGCTATTGTGGTACTCAGTTTGGCTCCTACTCTTTAGTTGCCTGTCTGTCTGGTCATTAAACCATATACTTGCCTCATTGATATAATCCGTCAGGATAACATCATGCGATACATCGTCGTTCCCACCGACAACAGCTTGTGTCACCGTAAATGGTGTAGTGCCATCGTCTGGGTCTAACACATACCCTACCGAATCGTTAGTAATTGTCACCGTTGACCCGGAGCTCGTGGACGTAACCCCCGTTACCGCAGTAATCGCCGCTGCCGTGGCCGTAGCCACAGCCGTAGCCGTCGCACTATTAGCAACAGCAACTGCAATCGCCGTCCTGTTAGCCACCGTAGGGTCACTCCCACCAGCCGCCACATTGTACCAGACGTAGTAATCATCAACCGTACTCGAAAACAGAAAGTACTCATTATTGATGCCCCCGCCCGCGTCTTCCTGTTGGCAATTCACTTGCACTATCTGCGCGGTCCCCGGGTCAATCCCTAAGTGGTCTTTAATATGCGCTAAAGTCGTGAGAGCATTCGTTGTATCCAAAGTAGCCGTATGACTCATTTACTTTGCACCGTCCTTACCATTTTATCTTCAACCGACCTCAACCGCCGTGGCCCATACTGGCTCAAATTGCCAAGGTATCGCATCGCTTTAGCAATCCCCGGCCACTTGTCCAAATCCACAAGCTGCCCTGACCGAAAGGAGTATTTCTTATCACCCCGCCGAGTATCGATATCAAATGGTAATCTTACAATATACATAATGGGGGCCGAAGCCCCCAACCTCTACTTGTTGATGTAGTCTATTGTTACCCAGTCTATCGACCCGGCTGCAGCCGCATCATTAGCATGGTAGACAATCATCGGGTCTTGCTTGGCATCCGCATAGTACACACCACCGTCGATCTCAACCGTAGTCTGTGCTGAAGTAGCAAGCTTATACTTAATATGCCCGGCATCGCCAAACGCCATCAAAGCGTATACGTTCTTCCCGCTCGCTATCGAGTCGTCAAACGCATCGTTGATTACAATCAGCCTGTAAGTACCACCAGTCACGTATGAAAAGTGAGTACTACCATCGTCCATCTCAAAGGCCAGCCAGTCATTCGTTGCCAGCGTAGCCCCGCCGTAAGTGGCCGCAGTCAGCGACGCACTCTTTACGCCTGACGCAGTAGCCGCACTCGTGGTTGTCCGCCCAAGTACTCTCATAAAGTACAAGAACGTTGCCGTTGCGCCACACTGTGCGCCCCACGCTCTAATGGCAATCCTCTTACCAGCCTTGCCCGGAATCTCATGTCGAATCGCAGTAGCCGGCGCAGCGGATTTAAACCCGTACGACGCTACATCTTCTAAATATACATTTGCACCCATTGGGTACTCCTTATTAGTGCTGCCTTTCGGCAGCTCTGGGCATTCCAGCCCAGAACTAATTTACCACTACGAGCTTGTGGTCAGCTTTACCCATGCAGTCGGTATTGACAGCACCATAGCCTGTCTTACCCTGCACCGGAGGAATACTTGACCGGATTCCATATTGCTCTGGGTCTGGTCGTAAACTCTAAACTCGAAAGGTACTCTCGTACCGCTCAAGATGTACTTTGGATTTCCGAAGGCCACAAACGAAGTTGAAGCCGCGCTTGACGCAAGGTCAATCATTCCGTCTGATAAGGTAACGGGATACCCCTTCATTCTCAGTGGCGCACCGTCTGCCGGTTGTCTCAGAAGGTAATTACCCTCGGAGTCTTTCAGGCTTTCTACCGTATCCCAGTTGGTAACGTGCATGTAGTACCGTGCCCCGCTACGCTTCGCCTGGGTGTTTAGATTCGGAATCATATCGTTGAGGTAATCAATGGTGAGATTGGCAAAGCCGCTCTCGCTCATTACATCCTCAACGATGTCTGAAGTCGCCATAGCGCCGTAGGTTGAATCCCTAAGCGCTAGGTTGTCAAACCGCTTGCCCCATGCTTCGCCGAACATATCACGTACCAAAGCCCCAACTGCGACCAGGGAGTCTTCCTCGAACTCTTCTACGATTGCAACGTATGCTGCGTAGATTTCCGTAGTCAGTGTGGCACGCCCAAACGTGATATTGTCCTCAGTCTTGTCGGTGTTCTGGTTCGTCAGCTTGGTAAAAGCCAACTCATCGGTAGTAGTCGGGTAATACGCCGTAATCGCCGGAACCGGCACCTGTCGGACAAGCGGCATCATCGCACTATTGTCCAGCGCCACCCTGAGAACTTCGCCGTTGTACTCAACCGGTACGGTATATGAACCGTTGTAGCTTCCTACCGAATCGTCACCGGTCAACGGTGAACTGGAAAGCCCCGCTTTGACTTCATCGCCGCCCATGACAATCTCTTCTTTCTTACCGAAAGCGTCATCATGTACCCGGCTAACCCCGAGCTCACCCAACTTTCCAAGTCCAACCCTTGAGCCGCGCCCGGTTTCAACCAATGCCTGGACATACGCGCCCATTTTGTAGGCAATGGCATCTGATGTATTCTGCTCTTTCCAACTGCCTTTTGCCTTGTTCGCAAAGGTCAAAGTCTTGATCTGC